CTTCACAATAAGTAGTCCCTAGTGGAGAGACAAAGTCTTTCTCTTCACTGATCACAAGCCCGAATCCCTGCTGTCCACTGCGTATAGCGAGGAGATACTCCCTAGGTCCGACGGCGACCAAGTCGTCACCGGATAGTGCAAAGCACCGCCAACCAGTCGAAGCAGAAGGTCCTCTCACGCGTCGGAACTCGCGAATCGCGTGTTCTTCAGCAGCGAGGGATAATAAAGTTAAAAGTCCTTTCGTGCCAGGATCACCCATTGGGGAACCTCGCACCGTCTCGAAATACACAGGTTGGTCTCCAACGTGGGTAACTAGACGAGGACTTAATAACAGCTCAGAACTTAACGTAAAATACGGCATAACTTCTGAGTCGAGTGAACACCCGGCAGCAAAGCCACTGAGCAACTTCTTAGAAGATGCCCAGTCGACAAAGTCGGTGGCGGTCTCTAGATCAGTTTTCTTTATAAGGAAACTGTTATCCCAGTGACCCGGGTCTTTAGAAGACAAAGCCTTCGCGTACTCGAACCCTTGGTAAGAGGACGTCAGACCCGAAGCTGCTTGAGGTACAGTGGATAGCATCGATACTAGCCCATGCCCAAAGGGTTGGAGTAGTATTGTAAGCCACCACGGAGACGCAGTGACAATTCTCGCCTTCCCTCCCGGCTCTCCAACGGAGAATGCTTTAACTGGCAGGGGTTTCCCCGTCGGTTTGAGGGTGCGAAAGTCGTCATCTATACATTGAAGGTATCCTTCTTTTCTTCCTGTATAACAGGCAAAGAAATGTAAGAATCGACCTAGATCTTTCCCATAACCACCATATTCATTGAATAAATGGGGGGAATCCTCAAGGACCCGATCAAATCGGTTGGGATCAAGATCTGAATTGTACAGTTGTTCCCCAACTGGCGAACATGGTTCACAACTAAGTTGCGTTCCAAAGACATCGAAGCCTTCAAAAGAGACATTGTCACTTAGAAGGAAGTCCCTAAAAAGACTGCTAACTTCGGTGGCACGACCCCCAGAATGTCTAGGGAAGTCGTAGCTCGCAGAGTTGGTGAGACTTACATGCATTGCTCTTTTAAAGAGATGCACCTTCTTAGGATTATTCTTAAAGCCGAGGGTAGAACTAAGTTCATATCCGAGGGTTTGAGCATAATGTCCCGGGAAGGTTTCCTGCATCTGGTCATCGGTCATATTCTTGGACCACTTATCAAGTGATTTCAGAATGATCTTTTGATCAGGACAGGGTAAGCCTCGGGTGGAACAAAGGTGAGATAACTTAGTTAATTCATCTTTGGAACGAACCCCTCTTTGAAGGGTATCATTCAACCACCATGTGGGAAGAACTTTCTGCAATTTGGAAACTTTCGGAAAGTAGGGATACCCTAACTTTTCATGACCTTCGGCTCTAAGAGACTTAAGCCATACCCATTGGGTGAAAGTTTTCCACATTTTCGTTGCTCTATCAATGCTGAAGAAGCCTTGTTGTACAAAGCATCTCCATAGGAGACTAAGATATCTAATACCTTTCTCCTCCTCGAGAATCTCGGGTGTAGAGACAACGATACAATCTTCAATAGAGAGCCACAATCTGTGAACCTTTTTCCGACGTCCTGAATCAGAACGGAGGATATGACTAATAGTCACCGGTCCAAGGGATCGGTAAGGCTCCCGGTTTAGAAGTGGTCTCAGTTGCTGCTCATTCATATGATGAAAGAGTGGTGACCGCCTAGATTTACTCTCCCCTGCCCGGCAGTTAAGCAGGTTTGAGAGGGGGGTGGCGCCCCCAGACGCGATAATTCTTTCTCCGATTATCGTCCGCTCGCCCGTAGGATGAGCGGTT